ATCTCATCCAGCTTAGTCTGAGCATAGTTAGGGAACTCAGCAGTGATGATCTCCATGTGAGCCTTAAGGCGGCCATAGTCACGCGCCTTATTACCAGACAAGAGATTAGTAACAACGTTTGGATCTAAGCCTCTAGATTGGAATCCTTCAGCAATTTGATCTTGTGCTTCACCTGATTGTCTAAGTAGTGACTCAACATTAGATACTGCCTGCTGTCGTTCTGGTGTCAATCCACCAGTTGCTACTTCCATGTAGCCAGCAAGCATATCAGATTCATCTTTTTGTTTACGGTACTCGGTGAGACCTTCACTAAGTGTAGTGCTAAATTTAGCAAGACTTTCAAACGTAGCTTGTGCGTTCTTACCACGCTGTAGCTCACTTTGAATCAAAGTCTGTGCATTCTTACTGATAGCTTCTTGTCGTTTATCAGCAAGTTTCTTTTCCCACTGATAGTTCTGATCACGATCTCGTGCTTCAATGCTGAGCTTACGTTCAAGACCAGCACCGTATTCGTCTCTAACCTGTTTAATTTGCCTACGGTTATCCTCCATACCACGTATGATACGGTTGTCTCGTTCTTGCATTCTAGCAAGACCTTCCATAGGTGCTTTAATAGGATCGAAACCTAAACTCCGGGCGTACCCTCTGTAATTTACTTGATCCATTTATTCCGAAGAGTTAATTAAAAACCAAAATCCAGGGACATGTTCCTTGCAAAATTACTCGACCCCAATGAGCCAAGATTGCTTTGGTTAGATGCTCCTCCAAGACTAAAATTGTACTTACTTCCAGAGCCGATAGCGCCAGCAATGCTGCTTAACCCTTGAGTAGCTGCTCCCATCCAAGACCCAGCAGAAGATGCCATAGCACCTTTAATTGGTTTAGGACCGAAGTCAAACTTCTTAGGTTTACGTGGTTTGAGATACTCAGCACGTGGTGTAGTGAGAGGCTTAGGCGGTGTGGGCATACGATCAGGACGTAGCATACGATTAGCTTCTGCAGCAAGATCAGCACCAAACTTATCGTTAGCAATCTTACGTAACGCAGCTCCCGTATCAGCCTTAGCACTCAGTAGAGATTCAGCTAGGATTGCTTGGTTACGGCCAAGAGCGGCAAATTGAGCTTGCTCTAACTTCTCAGCACTTCTGCCTTGTTGGCCTCTAACAGCAGCAGCACCTTCAGACTGGAGTGCTTTAATAACAATATCTTGATTTTGAAATGCTAGCTCTTTGGTGGTATCTTCTAGCTTGCGGTACTCAGCTTCATTAGCGGCAGCTTGTGCCATTTTATTGAAGGTGAGCTGTTGCTTAAAGATCTGTTCAGACTTAGCGTATTGCTTCATCTGAGAAGCGTACTCAAAGTCCTGAATCTTTAAGTTGTACTGCCAATCTTGAAGATTAGTAGCATCTTTAAAAGCAGCTAGTGTCTCTTCATTCTGTTCATTAAGGCGCCACTGTTTTACACTATGCCTGTAGTCAGCTTTGGTACTTTTCTTGCCGTACCTCCATGACTGCATATTGTATTTATGTTGCCTTTCAATGGCTGCATTTTGTGCATCAGCTTCAGCTTGACCAGCCAGACCACCAAAGATTGCACTGCCTATTCCAAGTATTGCTTCGATCATAATTAGGACCTCCTATAGAAGCCAGGTGAGTATTGCCCTTCCCATTGCATAGCCACAAGACTAACAGGGAATGGAGTATTTGAAGTTACTTTCATTGTATAGTTGTCTGGCCGTTGGTAAATGGGAACTTTATAGACATAAGTATCACGGAATGGTGAGGTATTAGCTGTATAGAAATCAGCTATCTGAGCACCACCAATACTAGACCATTCAGGTCTACTACGATCTCTGATACTAAAGTAAATATCACCACCTAATCCTGTATAGAATGCCATACGTGATGTTGTGGTAACAGCAGTAAAGTCAACACCTGATTGACCCATCGAGTAGTAGTATCTAGGCAGAGTAATCTCCATGTTGTATTCATAGCCAACATAGATATAGTTACCTGTAACATCACCAGGAATAGTGAAGTATGTACCACCACCATCAGTAGCTAATGTGGCTACGTTAGTATAACCAGATTGTGTGCCTGGGCTGCCAACCTTAAGTAGACCTACCACAAACTTGATCACTTTAGCTGTATTAAAGTAAGTAGGGAGGTATACTTTAGTAACAGAAGTAGTGTTGCTATAGCTTGGAGCAGTAGGAGGCGTAGGGGATACCATAGCAGCATCAGTTACCTCACACCATGAATCCAAGTAAGGATCAACAGTGTTTCCAAGGCTATTGATAAGACCACCAGTACTAGGTGCTAGTACCAGCTTATGTTGAGTTACAGTGTACCCCTCAGTACCACTGGTAAGTACAAAGAGAACATCATTCTGAACAGCTGTATGGATAATGTTAGAAGGTAGCGTCCACTTCACCCATGCAGCCATAGGACGTTCGTCTCCCTGCTCAAAGAACTTGTACAGGTACAAAGTACTAGAGGCTCTACCAGAGGCTGCCCACAGGCCGTTCTGGGCACTTCCTACGGAGTCTGTGATGTCTTGTGGTACCCACTCAGGAACGATCTTTGTGGTCTCAGTAACAGTAGGTGTTTCTCTTTGACCCCTAGTGAAGATCTCAAAGACCCTAGACCAGCTCTGGTTACGACTGGCATACAACACAGTAGAGCCAAGGTCAATAGGCTTTAGATAGCGATCACATTCGTAGTTAGCAATAGTGCTGATCGTGCAGTTAGCTGGTGTCCATGCACCATTCTCTGCTTCCATCAGGAACTGTTGGCTATCACTAAACAACAGAAGACCCTGAGTGATTGGTACAACTGAACGAACAATAGCAGGTTTAATGCTGGCACAGCTAAGGTCAATAGGATCAGCTGCAGTAATCGTAGTTGCAGACTTGTGGTAGAAGTTGTAGTAGTCTCCGGCTTGAGACATGGAGACATTATCTTCGGTCAGGAATCCAAGCCTATTGTTAAACAGGAAGATATCTTGGATTGTATTATCAACAAAAGATGGATGGCTGTTGGAGTCATTATCACCTACCAATCGTGGTTCCCACAACAGAGGAAGCCCATTGATTGTTTCTGAACCATCCAGAAAGGTAGCCCTAAAGGTAAGAGGGCTAAGGCTAGTACGAATCAATGCAACAGGCATTGTATTCTCATTGATGCCGGTACTTACATTAGGCGCAATAGTCTCTTCCCAATAACCTTTACCTTTATCCCCATCATCAGCGACAAACTTCAAGTAGAAGTCATCTTGACTAGCTGTGGTATTGTTAATTTTAACAACTTGGTTGTGCTTAGCCTGCTCAGGAAGGCTCGAAAATGTATTGATTGAATCCTGAAATGCTCTGATGTACTTACCATCAGGACCACCAGAGGCGGATACATTAGTATCAGAGTTAAAGGTAAGGTAGATAGTATTATCAATGATAGTCTTAGTAGCAAAGCCACTAGTAATAGCATTGGAGATACCAGTCATCACTGTACCGATAACAAGGTTACCGGAGTTAGAACTAGGCGATGTATAGGTAAAAGTTGTACTGTTAATGGTTACAGAGTAAGTATTGTCATGGTCAACAGCAGTAACAATAAGGGTTGCCTGACGCTTAGCATTCCATGTTGGAGCTGTTTTAGCAGTGACAATCTTCTCGCTGTTGACGATATAGGTGAAGTCGTTAATAGTGAGAGTTTTGATACTACGATAGTCAGTAGCAGTTAGGTAGCTTTCAATAGATGCTTGCTTACCAGTCGGGTAAGTTATAGTGCCAGCTAATCCAGTCAGTAGATTCCATACCCTAGGTACACCAGCAGAAGATATAGTAGCAATATACTTCTCTTGGTTATCCCTAAACATACTAAACCATGCAGCTGTATTAGCTGTGTTAGCAGTTATACTTGCTAGTCTACCAAGGAACTTACCACCAGGACGCTTAAGCAAGCCAAGGGTAATATCAGGGTAGCAGTTAAGCGCATCTTTAACTTGACCCAACAGCATCTTCTCATCAGCCTGTTGGGACACACCACCAATGAAATTAGGTATACGTTGAGAGATTGCTGTCATCGTGCAAGAGCCTTGAATGGTTTGTAGCTGCTGTAGAATCCATCACCTTGTTTGAAACCAAACATAGTGTAGTCGCCTTCATTGCATTCATACTCAAGGCAGTTAGACCTACGCCATGTTTCAAATGATGCTAGGGCTTGAGTTAGGTTCACATCACCAACAAGACGAATAGCACAACGTGTAGCAGCTCGTGATGTAATGTAGTCCTTAAAGACTTGAGGAAGATCAACGAAGTCATAATACCAGACAACATCTACATCGTATGTCTTAGTTGTATCCCATACATCAGTGTGTCCAATCTTATCGTAAAGCCTGCCATTTCTAATGACAGTATCGTAGTTACTATTAGCTACGTTATCGCTAAGATCAATTTGTAGCATACTACCAGTAAGTGATAGATAGCCATTAGTATCAGGAGTAAGTGGGTACTCAACCTCTCGGTTAAATGTCCACCCCTCAGCCTGTACCTCCCGAGAGACTTGCATTAAGGTCTCGTAAGTAATTGCAACTTCCGGGTTGATTACAGCTTCGACAGTAGTACCATCTTCATATGTGATGGTCTGTGCCTCGATGGTGGTAACAGGCGCCTGACCAATAGACGCCAGAATTTCATTAACAGCTTGTAGCTCAGCCTGAGCGTTATTGGTATACGGCATAACAATGATGTTATAGAAAAATTAAAAAAAAGGGATCCCGAAGGACCCCCATAGTAAACCTAGTTAGGCAGCAGTACGGCTGGCATCAAGTGCCGGAACATCCGACTCAACACCAGAGTAAGAAGTACGAAGACACTGAGTCTCCGAGAACACGCCAGAGGCGGTAGCACCACCGTG